AATCTAACCCACTTCCTATAGCTACATTAGGGCCACGATTATTATAAACGGATTGAGCTATCTGAAAGGCATCATATATTTTTTCTGATACTGTACTAATCCATTGATAATCTTGGCTATCCTCACCTAAGTATATATCCTGTCCAAAAATTGATTTTGCATCCTCAATTAACTTTTCTCTTATATCAATGTAAGTAGGCATGTGAAATCCAGCCTTATCTATATAAGGAGCAAAATAAGCCATCTAAATTCCTCCTTTTAAAAGTTCATCCCAATAAGGACATCTCCATATTGGGCTGATATTACGCAACTAAATGAATAGTTTCTATTTTCAATTTTACTTTCAAATTTCTTTATATTAACAACGCCTTGAGTTTTTGATATTCTTTCTTTAATTATGTTATCAACTATGATTTTATTGTCCATGCTTGCTGAATTACCTAATATATCTTGAAAAAGTGGTAAACCTTCTTCTTTATTTTCCCACCACTCTTCTTTTAATAATAAAAGACGTGTCTTTACTGCTTGAGATACTGCATAAGTGCCATAGGTTATATTTTGCTGCCCTTTTCCGAAACAATAATCACCGTTTTCATCTAACATTCTATATCTCACGAGTTAACACATCCTTTCCATTAACTTTAAATCTTGATACATTTATATTAATTTCTCCTTGCTTAACGTCTATAGATGAAGTACCATCTATAGTTCTTAATTGGCATGAATCTGTTGAATAATTTTCTATTTTATTTGGTTGGCTCCATGTCCCTAGTATTACAAAACCATCACTTAAATCATGGCGTCTTTTTTCAATTTGATTTTGCAACCCTCCATAAGTAAACCATGAATCTATACACATATCTGCAAATATAACTAAACATTCATCTCCTTGTTGTATTGGCATTGTAAGACAATATCCTCCTGCCCTAGGAATAACTATAGGTACATCTAATAGTAATGGTAGGTTAACCCACTCCTTTGTAGAATCTGGTTTAGTTATATGTTCTCTTAGTGCAAGTTGCACAGTTACTGTTTGTGTTTCAGAATCAAAACTTTGAATAATTCCAGGGCAGGCAACTCTTAAAACATTTTGCCATGAATCCCCCATACTTCTAAACATTTCAGTATCAGAACCAATAATTTCATTTAAATTTCTATTTCTCATTAAATTATCACCACCTAATTTGATACAATAGGTATCGCTCCTCCTAATTGATCTATCGTTTCAAACTTGGTATACCAGTCATTTCCTCTGGTATCCCCAATGTATTCTAATTTAATAACTCTATATATACCATCTTTATCTAATGATCTAAACAAAGGTGGCAAAGAGTCACTTGAACTACTTTCATTACTTGCACTATTTGCACTTGGCATTGTACCGTTATCAGCATCTATTAAACATTTAGGTCGCCCAAACTCTGGGCTTCCATATAAAGCATGATAAGCTACTTGATCTTGTGGGGCTTTACCTTCTCTACCTCTAGCTGCATAACAATGTCCATCACCAGCGTAAATTGCTATATGATGACAAGCACTATCTTTGCCCCAGAAAACCATATCTCCTGGACGTGCTTCAGATTGTGAAATAAATTTACCACCTTCATTTTTTACCTCAGCATATTGATTCCAGGTTATATCTTTAACTTCTAGACCCGCTACTTTATAACAATGCTTAACAAAACTAGAACAATCCCAATATTTTATACCACCGACTGTTTGCCCCCTGTAGTCCTGGCTGTATTGTACATTAGGGTCATCACAGATTTGTTTCGCCTCCGAAATAATCTTATTCCTGGTATCAGTTGTACCTCCACCATCTCCGACCGCTGGCACTGAATTAGAACTGCTTAAATCTATTCTTTTAGCTCTTACTAAACTATTATCTACATGAATTAAACTATTCAATTTTATTTGAGGATTCAATAAGCATTGTCCTGCTATTCCAAAATCGGTTTGCTCAGGAGTACCTATTAATCCGGTTTTAGGATTTAATTCAAAGATTCTATCTTTAGGTAAATCCTTTAGATTTATTAAATTTAACCTTCCATTATCCATGTAATATTGTAGGTTATTACTTTTAGCAATTTGTCTTAAATAATCACTAGATTTTCCAAAGAATACCTTACCCCTTGTAAGCTTTTGACCTTTTAAATTATCTGCTATACTGCCTAAACTCACAGGATTTTGGGCTTTACTTACTATGTGATCTACCATACTTCTTGCAGTTTGCCCTCTCATTATAGAGAAATTAGCTACATCAAAATTAATCGCTCTATCTGAATCAAGAGCGATTATTGTTAGCTTATAGGTTGTTGCACCTTCTTTTTCCCTTATAGTCTGTAATATATCACCATCAAAAATAAGACCGAATTGAGTCCCCTCATATCCAGCCTCTATTGTCACCCTAACCCCATTTATCATGATTGCATTCTCTGTTTGAGCATTAAGGTTATATATTGTTATTTCTGATGTATTAGGTTCCATCATTATAGTTTTGCTTATATTAAAAGTACAATGTAACTTTGAAACATCTAAGGCATTACCTTTGGAATCTGAAACAGTTATTCTATATCTTCTACCAAAAAGTATATCTCCTTCTTTTGCTGACCCTTTTACAACCTGATAATTTGTTGATTCAATATTTATAGATTGACCGGAATTATTGTCAATGTTAGCACTACTTGCACCTGAGCTACCTTTAAATTTATTATAATATTCTTGTGCTTTATTTTGTCTTCTTTGTAAATGGGCTAAAGCCGCGTTAGGTCTTTCCCAACAGAAACACATGGCTGCTGTTAAATCAGCTATACTTCCTTGACCTTTCATGAACTTATCATGTGATAAATAACCACTTTTATTAATCCATTCAAGTGAAGCACCAGTATTTCCAACACTTCCAGATAATTCAGCCCACATAAAATTCAATTGATGATTTAAGCTGGTACCATATGCTTTAAGTTTAGTTTTACGTCCAAAACTCCACTGGCATAAACCAAAACCTTCTCCACTACCTGCTTCAATTAGTTTAATATTAAATTCTGATTCGGCTTCAATGTTACCCATTGCTGCAGCAACACTTTGTTCTAGAAGTCCTTTTGCTCTTAAAAAAGACCATACAGTTTTTTCTACACTTATTTTGTATCACCCCAAACCAATATAAAATCTTTACCTAAATTAAATTCATTTGGATTGTCTTCCATTAAATTAGGATTTAACTTAACTATATATGCAGAACCAATATTTAAATAACTGTATTGCTCTAAGAGGTTTAAGCCACATACCAAAGGAAGAGAATGAATTAAATTCTGGTCATCTGAATCTTTTAGATCAATTTCCCAGCACTTTTGTTCTGTGTTATACCTTAGGAAGAAAAAAAGTTTAAGTTTTTCTCCATCCACAGGAATAGTACTTGTAAATGTTTGATTCGGACTTGGTGTTAACGGTACTATATACATTTATACAATTCTCCTTTATTTAAAAAGACTAGAAAGTAAACTTTCATCAGCTTTTATAACCTTTTGATCACCCTCATTACTTTCTTGTGATTTATGAGGACGTTCCGATATTTTAACAGTAGTAACGCTTACAACAAATATTTGTTTTAATGCAACTGTAGCCCTTAATCCATGAGTAGTCTTACTATCATCTGTAGTTGAAATTGTTTCAACCATCATATTGTTATAAGTACCTAACCTTGTAACTACTGTTATAGGTAATCTTTTATGTTGTAAATCTCTAAGCTTTTTATATGCACTTACTGATCTAGAAGTACCAGAAAATTGGCCAGGAACAATACTAGTCATAACATCACTCATGCCTATATCAAATGTCAACCTTGATGCTTCTTCATAAGCATGATCTGATATGTCTGCTCCAGTTTGTACCGGATGCTCTGTAATGTTTAAACTAGTATCGTGTTGGGTGCTAAATATAGCATCAAATATAAGACCTTCTGTACCCGTATTAAAATAAGTCTTTAATACCTGTTCAGCCATTTAAAACACCCCCTGTAGATTCCTTGTATTTATACCTGAGAGTTTTTTACCTATTGCATCCGCTGTTGCTTTAGAATCACTTCCATAAACCTTTATATGATTTTCATTAGTTACTTTATTATTGCTATTAGAAGTTGTTGTATTATTAGCTATACTACTGCTATTTGTATAGTTTGGAGCAACTGCTTTGCTGCCTTTTATGTCCTTGTTATAAACTTCAACTTTACTTTTAATATCTGAACCTGTAAAAAAGTCTTTAGCTTTATCCCAAACTCCTTTAGACCATTCCTTGATGTCTCCCCATACTTCTTTTGCTTTTTCTCTTATACCTTCAAAAACTTTTATAGCATTATCGTAATACTCATCCCATCCATTTTCCTTTATCTTTTGTTTAAGTGATTCCTTTAAATCATTAAATTTATTCTTGATGCTTTTCATAGCATCAAGTCCCTTTTCTTTAAAGAATCCAAAGACACTACCTATTACAGATTTTCCACCTCTTAAGGCTGTAAATAAATCGTCCAAAAGTGCAATAATTAATATTATTGCTCCCACTGGACCTGCCATTAATAAAGCAACTATAACTCCTATTAGTTTTAAAACTTTCTTTATTGGTCCTGGTATTTTTTCTATTAGCCCTATTACAAAGCCAACTATTTTAGATAATATTGAAAATATGGGCTCTAGTACTCTAAATATTAATAATAAAATTCTTAGTATTACACCTATAGCAGAACCTATTATTTTAGCTATACTAGGAATTATTTTTATAAACTTATCATTAAATCTAGTTAACTTTTGCTTGAACTCTGCAAGTGGTCCAGCAACATATTTTAATATATAATTACCTATCCACTGGAACGCTAGTTTTCCAAATTGTTTTAATCTCTTAAATTCTAGTCCTAACCCTTGAATAACTTTTATATTGTCCTTAAATTCTGGTGGTAATTTTAATTGTTGTGAATCTTTTCTTAATTGATTAAATTGTTTTAAAAGAGTTGGACTTAACCACAAGTCTTGCATAGTTACTCCTAATGTTTTAAGAGCACTATCTATATCTCTAGCATTCTCTTTTGTAGTCCATAACTGCCTTGATAACTTTTCATATTCTACGTCTTGCTTTCCCAGTTCGTTTAAAAAATTACTTATTTTTTTTATTGCTGCTACTGCTGCAATAACTGCAGCAACGACAACAGCTATACACGTTGCCCCTTTTAAAGAAAATTTTAATAATGATTTACCTCCGTTTAAAGCTAATGCTTCCGTTGATGCTTCTACATCTTTTAACCCACCTGTTGAACTTTTCTTAAAATCTAATATACTTTTCTTTGACTTTGATATACTTTTTATTAAGTTCTTAAATCCACTATCTATGCCACCATCATCTTTTAAATTATCCTTAGGTCTTTTTATGTGCTGTCCTCTAAAAGCTTTTATATTTTTTTCTACACCTGTATATTTTTTTATATTCTTAGGTTTAGGCTTATCTTCTTTTTTACTAATATTCATTTTAGATAAATCACTATATAGTTTCTTTACAGCCTTTATATCTTTTAATACGCCATTAAGAGGTTTTTGTAATTCTGGAAATAGTCTTCCTATAGAACTAGATGATCCAAATAAATTAAAAAGGTTTTTCATAGCTTCACCGCTCTCTGAAAAACCTTTCTTACTATTATCATTAAACTTTTTAATTTTTTCTTCTGTTATCTGTATAGATGTTTCTGCATCTTTAGAAGAATTAGAATCTACATCAAACCCTATCCCTATAAGATAACTTTTTATAAGATCTACTGCCAATTACATCACCTCCTTTTGTGCTGCTTCACTTGCTCTACGCTCATTTTCTGACTTTACTGCCATTATTTCGTGTGCATCTAGTAAATCATCAAGACTATAAGTTCCATCCCAAACCTCATGCTGTTTCCACATACCGTCTACAACTGGACTATACAAATAAGCATCTACATTTTTAAATTCTGCAGGGATGTAGTTAATTTCTCCATTATTGAAGTCAAGGGGCTTTCTTCGAAAAAACCTTTTACATTAAAAACTAGAGATTGAATAGTTAAGTTCATTAATAATCCTGTATTAAATTCAATATCCATAACGCCAAAATTTCCATACTTATCAAGAATTTTAGCTGGGCCTGCTGGTAATAGTTCTTCTACAACTTTAAGACAATTATCTTGTATATATCTAAATTCATCTTCTGGTAAATTAAAAATAGATGACACTAAATCTGTGAGATTAATATCATCTAAACTAATATCTTCTATATTATCTACTTTTATATTTTTAAAAATTGGCCCTAATATCTTCATTAGATTAAACAACATATAAGATCCTGTTCTAGCATCCATCTTATTCAATCTAAATTTACGTTCATTTATTTCAATATCTTTACATATTTCTACCATTTAAAAACCTCCTAACTTTCTGTTATTTCAGCAGCCATTAAGTTCCATGTAATTTGTTGCCCCTGTGCCTGATATGGCCTGTCTGCTAATTTCTGTGGAGATACACCTGTACATGTTGTTATATCTCTCAAATTTTTAGATTTTATTGTTATTACCATAGCTGCCCATTCAGAAGAATCAGCAACATCAATATAGTTATACCATCTTAACAAATACTTATGAAGTTCAGATGTTTGTTGCATTGTTAAAGTTATAGTTCCGTTTTTTCCATTAAGCTTTGAAACCATTATAGTACCATCTGCAGCAACATCATGTGCTGTTCTATCTCCAGCCATTGCTATAGATATACTTCCCAAACCTGCTCCTGTGGATGATGCTGATCCAACATTTTTAATATTGAATGAACATGTAACATCTTCAAAGCTATAAGTATTAAATTTCATAAAATTCCTCCTCTCTATCTATTTACATACACTCTAATAGATACAAATTCCATTGAGCCTGCTAATTTAACTAATATATAAACTGGCGGTGATTTTCTTGCTTCTCTATCTGACTGTGACTGGCTATCTATAGTATCTGCCAATATCACATATCCTCTTGGAAGTGTGTCCCCTGTTTTAATAGATAATATTGGTGCAGTATTCCATATCCCTGGGGCTATAAAACCTATGTTTCTAGCCTTTTCCAATGGTGCTGTAATATGATTTAATAAATTGTCCATCCCAGGATCAGTCTGCGGAATTTTAGCTGATGTTTGAAGTCCATTTATAACTGCGGATTGAATATTATTTGTTAATATATCAAGATTAAGCACTTCATCAAATGGTGTTCCGTTAGCCATCACGCCATTTTCAAATAAATTGTATACAGAACCGCGGTTTATATAAACATTGCAGTTATTGTTTTTCAAAATAGTTACTTGTGTACTTGTCAAATCTTCAGGTGTTACTCCAACCTCTGGCTTAAATTTTAATGTGTATGCTGAACCTGCAGTTTGAGTATTGGCCGCCATAGCATATCCTACAATTGCCATTACAGCATGTTCTGTATTAGAATATTGGCCCAGCGTTCTGTGAACTCCTGATTTATTCAATGTTTCTACTACATTTCCTGGTTTATTTTCTAATACCTCGCTATCACTTGTTGTATAAGCATAAGTACTAGCTGGGGTAGCAGAATCTATATATTTAGCTACTTCTATTATTTCTTCCTTATTAACTCCACAAATATATCCTAAATACCATTCGCTATTTTTTTCTCTACATGCTGTCATCGCTTGAACTGCAGTTTCCTCGTTTTTTTTATCCCAAACACCAATAGCTACTTTTGTTGGCTTAGGTATTTGAGAAAAATATATTTGTGCTGCAAGATATTCTGGTTCCGTTCCTTTCCATCCATCTGCTGTCATGTCACCTATTTTATTATAGGTTTTTACTCTATCAGAAGGATCAATGATAGTGGATGGTCCAACTATTAACCCTAGATTAAAATTAGTTCTTACAGCACTAACAGGACCTACACTTACGGATACGTCTACTGCATCACTTAAAGGTAATGTCATTAATTTTCCCTCCTTATCTATTAGGAATAATTCTTATATCTGTACTATTGATATAAGGTACTTTATTTTCTCTAATTACTGCCTCATTAAATGTGGCCGAGAAATCTGTCCTTTCCCACCACTGGCCATTATAATATTCTGGCAAACGTGTTGGCATTGGTACATCTGTTATTAAAAAAAGATTTTTCTCTTTAAATTTCTGCATATAATCGTAATCAAAAAGCAGATGTCTAATTACATCTGCATTATCATAGCTATTTGGACCATACAAGGTCCAATTAACCTTATGAACTCTTGTATATCCTGTTTGTTTTTTAGCGTATGCTTTGTCCTCTTCATCAGGATTAAGTATAATATTTTGTTGCCTTGCCATTTTGTCATCCTGTGGTGTAATTCTTAAATAAATTACATCTTCATCTATAGCCCAAGCTGGTGCACCCTCTGTTTGCCATGCTATTCTTACCTTGTCCTGATTTTCTTCTTTTTCAAAATCTATATTTAGCATTTCACAAGTTATTTCAAAGAAAAAATCTTCTATTTCTTTCAGTTTTAATACTTGATCTGCCATATTAATAACTAGCCTTTCTCATAGCTATAACTTTGTAATAACCGTAGTCAATATAAGGGCTGACGGAATATATTTTATATCTCTCGCCATGCCATAATAATTCATCTGAAGTTCCTGAATCCTTCTCAACTTTACGTGTAGTAAATATCTCTTGTGTACTATAAATTACTAATTCCCCGCCAACTCTATCTCCTTCAGGAATAATTTCTATATCTTTAGGCTTTGCTACACTTATTACCCCCCGCATATTAATTTCAATTTCATCTTTCTCTGGAATAAACCTACCTCTTTCCCATTTACCTGGCTTCCTAAAAATGATAAAGGTTTGAGATACTCTAGGGTCATTTATTACTCTAGATACATTAATCATTATTTATCACCTTCTTTAATTGTATAAGTGATACTTTTTCTTAATTCTCCAGTATCTATAAGCGGTTTATCGCTACCTTTTCTTTTTATAGTATCATCTGAGTTCTTATGCCACTTATTTTCTGGATTAGTGAACCAATCTCTAGCTATGTTTTGTCCTAACATACCCACTTCTTGTAATTCAGCCATTAGATTATTTCCGTCTAAAGCACTTATAACTGATTGTTTCATTTGTTCTGATATTATTTCCTTAGAGTTATCCATTGCAGGCTCAAGGACTGGTCTAGGAGGTACATTCCATAAAGGTGAACCATTCTCATGTACATACATTTCATGTGCTTTAGAATATGGAACGCCCGAATCTAAGTCATGTTGCATTTTTTTTCGCATGGTAGTATCTCTTACACCATGCGAATGGATATATAGCAATTCTGCATTAGTAATTTTACCATCTGGATGTTCTGTACTATCTGGAACACCAATACAAACAGTTTTTTTAGCTAAATCTTCTAAAGATTTTTTTATGTCTTTAGTTAAATCGTTAGTTATACTAACATTAGTAAATCCATTTAGCATATAAACACATCCTTAATATACATACATTCCGCCCTTTCCAACTAATTTACCTATAGCTATTAGTTGCTGTCCATATGTGCTGAGGCTCCAGCCATTCCAACCTTCTATATTGCTTGTGGTAATACTATAATCTGTACTTATAGACACATCTCCAACACTTATAGATGTGTCTAGTCCCTGTGCTTTTCCTGCATCTAATATTCCTGTGACTCCACCGTTAGCATCTGCTACACCTTGTAAATATAGGGTGCAAAAATGTGCTATAAATAAGCACATTCCATACTTCCACTGTTTATGCCACCTGCTTTCTTTAATGCAGTTATTTGCCATATCTAAGTACATTTCTAATACTATTAGTGGAACTGTGTCTTTAAATTGTGGATATACCTGATTAAAATCTTCTAAAGTAAAAGGTGGATTAGTTCCAGGTTTTATATTTCCTGCACTGCCTATTAATCCATTTAAACTTCTCATAATATCACCTATTTACTTTTTTTATCTTCATTTTTTTCATTTGTTTCAGCTTCATTTGTATTATCTTTGTTCTTATTTTTACCAGCTTTATTTAAATCTCCATTTTCTGCTGCTACATGCTGTTCTCTACTTTCTATAACTGTTAATGTCCCATCTGCTTTAGCTAGTTCAAATAAAGACGTCTTCTTTATCCAATCTGGTGCAGGTTGCATTTCAAAATTTGTGGCTTTATGTTCTAAATCCCCATCTTTAAAGAGTAGGACTTTATTTGTATATATTTTCATATTTTCCTCCTTAATAGAAAAAGCTTTAGCACTACACTAAAGCTTTTAATTTATCAATTTTAATTATTTTTATATGCCATCTGCATAAAGTACACATTGATTATATAAGAACTTCACTTGTCCTATATTAGCCATATATGCAGTTAGATAAGCAACATCACCAACACTAGGTTGTGTCATTGCTCTCATTAATGGAACTGGTATATCAATTAAAGTTTTACTTTCATCATTTACATAGGCGACCATACGGTTAGTATTACTAAGCCCCGCACCTACGCACCATTTACAAGGAACTATTACAAGATCTACATTCTGATTTTTAGCTATGTTATTTTCTAATAGGTAAGTTAGTATAGATACATTGCCTGCTTCAGATACTTTTCTAGTAGTAATATAAGTATATTGTTGTGGTGGAACTAGTATATGGTTTGGCATACCTCCTAAATCATACTCTGAATTAGTCCACGCTTCTGTAAGTACTGTGTTAATATCGTCCAATATTTCATCAGCTGTCTTAGTTGACCAATCTGTTTTACCAGTCTTCCCTTTAGCTACAGTAGTAATAGTAACTACTGGATTATTAACTAATCCATAAACATCCTCTTCATCTACACCTTTATATACCATGTAATCTATGGTTTTATTATAATTTAGTCTAATACCATCATCCAGAATAGAATCTAATGATCTGCCTATTCCTTGCATTTTCTGCTGATCTATGAAAGGTACTTTTAATATGTTAGACCAAGGGTATACTTTGTAAACATCCTTGCTTGTATTAGCTTGCATTACTGGTATATTGTTTGTTTGCCCTCTGATTAATCCAAAATTATTACCACCTGTGGTTGCATAGTCTACAAATAAATTAGATGTATTTTCTATCCATCCACCTCCAGTGTTAGCTACTATATCACGCATCCATGTTACTGATGTAAGTGGTTCATTTAATCTTGGGTCTCTTTTTTCTAATTCCCCTACTAAAAAAGCCATACCTGTTCCATTACTCGCTGCATCCATTGCTGCTCTTGTAGTAGTTACATTTCCAAATGCATTATGCACTTGACCATTATAAGCATTTATATTTGTTGTTAATCCACTCATGTGTTGCACCTCCTATATTGTTCTGGTAAGAATTGTAATTTCTGCTACTCTATTCTTATCTAATTTATTTGTAGCCCATTTTAAATTTGGAATTTCTATAGTATTCTCTGCGTCTGATATTGCCTCGCATTGTCCAACTTTTCCATTAGGGATTGCTGGGTTTTCTTTTATCCTTATATAGACTTTTCCACCTGCAGTTGGAGTTCCATTGTTACAATTAACTGTTATACTTCCTCTGTTAAGTACATCCATTGTCTCATTTGGAAGGTATGCACCGGCTGAAGAATAATAATCTATAGTTTGTTTAACTTCTCTTACTGCAATACCCACAAAATCATTTGCTGTATTACCTTCACCAAACTTACTATAAGTATTATCTCCATTTAAAATAACAGCCTCACCGAATAATATTGGTGAAGCTGTCTCTTTATCGCCTTCTATTTTACTTTGTAACTTTCTTGCTGTTATGATAGTGTCTACACTTCTAGACACCGTACCTGGATAACCTAGATTTAATTCAATTCCTATTGCTGCACCTGGCATATTATTTTACCTCCTTATAATGTGGATTAAATTTTTTCTTGTAATTTTCTCCTATAGATTCTGTTTCTTTAGCTTTTTCATCCTCAGCTTTTTTTCTATCCATAGCATTCTTCCTTTGTGCTTTTAATATATCAGCATAGCCATTTTTACTCTTAGGCGTTCTTTTTGAATTCTTAAATGCACTTAAAAGAGAATCACAAGCCTTTTTCTTTTCTGCTGGATTGCTCATATTTGCTATTATAGGTTTCATAGCTTTCAATGCCATAGCCATAGCTTTGTTACTATCTGCATTAGGTATTGGATTCTTAGGTCTATCCTCAGGGTCAATTACTACACCATCTGGGATATCCTCATCATTAATTTCTTCCACTGGAACTGTAACAGATTCTTCTTCATCACCTACAGTATTTTCTTCATCTTCCTGTCCTTCTAGTTTATTAATTACCTCATCTATAGCTTCTTCTGGTGCTTTTTCTTTATTTTGATTAGTAATTAATTGTCCAACTAATTTAGTTAATTCTGATACTTGTTTTGTGAGTTTAGTCATCTCTGGATTTTCATCCTTAGATTCTGCTTTTTCTTCCTTATTTTCTTTAGTTTCTTCTATTTCTTCATCTTCACCTGTTCCTCTTTCTTCAACCAACTGATCTAAAGTATTAGATATTTCATCAGGCTCCGCATCAGCTGCATAATGTTTAAATCCTAATGCAGTTAATATATTAGTTACTGGTCCCTTTTTTTGTGGTATTCTTACTTTTTTACTCACTTTCTTATCTCCTTCCAATTTTCTATATTTAGAATCTTTTATTGCTACTTCATGGCCTGCTCTACCAGCCTCTACAACTGCTACATGATTGCCACGAATTTGTATCTGGCTATATGTTCCGTCTTCATTTTCCTTATAATCGCATTCATATCCACAACTAACTTCTCTTTTCCCTTGATTTATTTCATTAATTAAAGTTGAATCATAGATAATCAAATCTGCAATTAATAGGTTAGGCTCTTTTTTATCTTGTCTTACATTTTGAGTTGTACCTTTTATAAATATTTTAGAATTAGAAGCTGTTAGTAGGTCTGGTGGATGTTCATCTGTAACGGGCTTACCGTTAAATGATGCGATTGCTGAGGTGCTAAATACTTCAGCCGGATCCCTATACACTTTTATCAATTCATTTTGATTACCTTCAATTCCTAATTCCTCAGGTAGATACTCATACCAACCAGTACGGGCAATAGGCACGTTATGACATATTAAAAAACCTTCTGGTGTTCTAGTCATATTAGGACTAAAACGCGATCCATAAAATGCTTTCAATCAAATCACCCCCTTTCAAAATAATCATTATAATTAATTAAAAAATCCTCCCCAAATTAATAATCCAATCATTATTCCTGTAGAAATTAAGTTGTAAAAAAAATTATATTTACCTTCCTCTGGCTGTCCATGCTTTGACATTGCTATTCCTAAGCTTAAACAGTATAATATTATAAGAATTATTTGTGGCATTCCCATTGTTACTCCTCCTTTATATTCATATATCAAATTAATTTAGACAAAATAAAAAAGCCTTGAAATCTTATCAAGACTTTTTAAATTTATTTTTTACTATTCCATATCACTTCAAATTGTTCTTTGGTCATAGTTTGAATCTTACCGTGATAATATACCCGGCTTGGCCATTTAATAAGATCAAATAATACTATAGCCTCAGGATAACATCTGCATCCCTCATATTCACCCGCATGATGATTCCCTTGTAAGGATTCTTCACCAATAAGTTCTTCTGGATTAGGTGAATCATCCCAAAATACTATTACCCTTTCCATATTAGCATGTGATTTTCTAACTCGTTGGTCACAAGCTGTTCTCCATACATAAGCTGGTATATTTAATCTTTCACAATTAGCTTTAGTTCTTACAAATGAATCATTTGTCCATTGTCTTGCGTTTCTATTACTCATGTTATTATCTCCCTTATATCCAATTTATTATATTAATTATAACATGAGCAATTTACATTTATTAATATAATAATATAATCAATTACATTATTTCTAAAAATTCTTTCTTTGTCATTCTTACTATGGAACCATTGTAGTATACTTTGCATGGCCATTTAATAAAATCTAAGTTTACTAAAGGTTCAGTGTAACACCTACAATAATAAATATTACCTGCATGATAGTATCCTACAAATTTTTTACCTATTAATTTTTCAGGACTAGGTGGGTTGTTCCAATTAATTAAAACACCCTCCATGTGGTCATGACTTTTTCTTACCCTCTGGTCTTCTGATGTTCTCCACCTATACCAATTAATACCTATATTTTCACATCTAGCTTCAGTTAATGCAGTACTTGTTTTACTTACTTCTGTTCTAGCTATTAACTTAGCTTTAGATTCTAACATATATGGTACTTTCTTTTGTAAATCCTCTGCAATAGCCTCTGCTCTCCTACCTTTAAAAACTTCCTTAGCTACATGTTCTGTAATATCTTTAGAAACATTCAAAGGCATACTTTTAATTAAGTATGCATTCCTTTTTATTTGTTCATTTATAGCCCCACCTATAGGTCCTTTGAGTTCTTTCTTTAATACTTCATATATTTCTTTGCCTTTACTATTTTTCTTTGCTGCTTCTCTCCATGTATGTCCTGCATCACTAAACAGACTAGTCACCATCTTCATAGCTTCTCTATCTGCATATCTTTTAAATTCTGGACTATTAGCTACTTTTCTTAATTCTTTTATAAATTCCTCTGTTGTCTTTAATTCTTTTAATCTCCTCTGTAGCTTTTTCACTAATTGTTTAAGCCTTCTCTTATACATTACTTCTATACGTCTTTTGGGTTTCCATAAATCTTTAGCTGTATTCTTTCTTGGTATCATTCTATCACCAACTATTAATCTATTTTATTAATTGGTATTCCTATTCTCGTAGCTACTAATTTTATATCATGGTCTGATATAATAATATTACAATATGGCTTATAGTTCTTTTTTAAATACTCTACTATTGGGATACATAGTTTTTCTAGATCTTCAATTTCTCTCGGCTTATTCATTTTCTTGTACCTCCTCACTTGAATAATCTTCTGTTGTACCAAATCCTAAAAGATTATTATCAATTGGCATATCTCCTGTTGGGTCTGTATCATCATCAGCATTAGCTATATCTTTGTTAGTTATATTGGTAAACATTCCAGTACTTTCACTCATATCTCTTAATTCCAGTAAAGAAGTTTTTTGGCTTATTAATCCCTCTCTATGAACATTTATAATAGCATTAGTTTTCTTATCTACAATATCAGCTAATTCATTTTCAGATGGTGATCCTATAGGATTAAACTCATAATTTAAATCGTCCGGGATTGCCCCGAACTCGGACATAAACATTATGGGAACCAGCTTGTCTAGCACTGGCCTTAATTGAGATTCTTGTTTTTGTTCTATTAAATCATAATAATTCTTCATGTCACTCTCACCAGTGGCATTAAATCCTGCAGGAGAGCGACCAAATAGTTTAGTTACTGGAATCTCTGATGCCCCAGCAACATCTAACATAAAACTTTCATATATTTCATTTAGTCCTGAAAATGTATATTGATGTGTTTCAAAATTATCGTCGTTATTCATAACGTATATTCCCATATTAGACATCAACTGATTTTGTATTTCTATTGTATTATATAAATCCTTTTGTGCTTGTTCATCTCCTATAGCAAGCAATTCGCCTAGTTCTGCCATTTTAAGCACTCTTAAATTAGCTAAAAATACAAGTTGTGCTATATTCCAACTTGTATTATCTCTTTTCTTTAATTCATCAAAAATAACCTCTACCTCTGAGGCTCCCCACTGCTGTTCCGCGTATTTTTCCCAATTAGGCAACTCTCTTCCTATAAATCTTAGCACCCTACTGTGATGAACTATTACATTATCTCCTGTTTCTGTACTCCAATAATAATATTCAGGAAGTCCAAAATCCGGATCACTTAAGTCCTCTATAATCTCTTCTCCAGGAGTTAAGCCACACCATCTATCAGTTATAATCATCCCCTTAAAACTCCCGGGAAGTATCATATCATAATCTAATTTTTGGTCTAATATGTCTTCGTGGCCATCTATAATGATTACTGCACCTGCGCCACCATATAAACGTCCCCATTTAAGACCTTCTAATATATCTCTTTGAACTCTTGTAGTACGTTGCAATGTATCAAATCTTTTCAATGCTTCTGGTTTTAACTGTGATTTTATAGTAAACCAATTCTTACACATATCTTCTGGTATACAATCTATTACTTTTCTTACTATCCAATGTGATCTATAAAGACTGTTCATTAGTTGAAGGTTTTGTGTAAGCCTAGTCATTGGGTAGTCTGTACCTTCTAGTAAATTCGGTGTCCCTGCACCTAACCTAGCTAACACATTAGCAAAGGCATCTGTGGTAATCCCTCTTGAAGGTTGTTTATTTTTCTTTGATGAAGGTTTAGAGTTTACTTTTGAGTCCCTATTGTATTTTTTCTTTTTACCCACTTACTAAACCTCCTTTCTTTACAAAATAAAAAACATCTATTTTTAGATGCTATTTTTTCTTCATCATTTCTTTTATAAATAACTTCGTGACTAAATAATCATTTAGCGAAGTTATAACCTATAACACTCTATAAATATTGATATTAAGCCATTCTACAACTTCGCATTTTTATTTATTAATAAATCTATTCTCATTTACGGGAATATACATAAATATTCATGTATATTTATACGTAAAACCATGCATATCGCTGTATATATTCACTTTTGTATGGTTGTTTTACTATATGCTAATTTTTTTAATTCATCATATATACTATCTAATAAACTTATTGGTATTTCATTTTTAACTAAAACGTCTAGCAATTCTTTACAAGTCCTTTCTACATCTATCACTTTAACCATATTATAAATCCTCCTACTTATATAAACTTTACTATCTTGCTAATCTTCTAGGTCTAATTATAGTTTTTACAAAATATCTCAAAGCATCTGCCCCATGGTCATTTTCCTTAATCGGTTTTTCTTCACCTCTTTGAGATGCTTTTTCATCCCATACATAACTTAAAATATCACTTAAACTTCTTTTACAATTAGCTTTAACCATTTTAATCTTGCGTTGTTCTATTAATGTAGAAGTCATTCTTATTCCATCTAATACCTCATTATCAGCTGGCTTTATTCTATATCCTCTATTTCTCATTTCAGATTTAAAGCTTGCAGCACTTGGGTCTAATATTATAGCCACTGGTTTAGGTCCTTGTTTTATAAATTCTTCTAGATCATCACCATATTGTTTATCTGTTTTCTGTATCATCTTAACTTTACTATCATAGTAATACTCCCTCGTTATCCATATGATATTTCCATCATCATAAATATCTAAAAAAGCCATTGGATTAGTTGTACCATAGTCAATTGAAATATATCTTCTTGCAGTTTGTTTTAAAGATAAAGGTAACTCTTGTTCTGTAATCTCATTTTCTTCTGACCACATATCAAATATAGCCCCTTCAGCCATAGACCAAAGACCTAGAATATATCTTTTAAAAAATACACCTACATATCCATTTCTATAACGTTGTTTAATTTTCTCCGATAAAGATAAATTATCATCCATAGTGAAATGTAAATACAATATATTTTTTAAATTTATTTTTTTTGAAATAAGATTGTTTTGCTGTTCCTTACTTAGATATCCAACTGATTTATCTATCCAATTTACTTTAAACCAATGCATTGGACCATCTGGATTACAATTAAACCAATACTTAGAATCATCTATAGAACAACGACCTGTTCCTTGATTTACAAAGCTTTCGGGCATTAATGCAACTTCATCAAAAAAAATCCCAGCCAAAGTTATTCCTTGGATGAGATCTTGTGAAGCTTCATCTTTACCACCAAAAATATAGAAAAAATTTGTTTTCTCATTTTTAGATATTTCTATATAATTTTCTGTTTTATGATCTTTATATCTATATCCTCTACTTAAAAGCATTATTTTAAGCCAAAACCATACATTACGCCTAAAACTTCCAACTGTCTTACCACACATAGCAAAATTCTGACTATCAAAGTTTTCCATAGCCCACATAACAAATGATAATGACATAGATACAGTTTTACCACTTCTTATTGCCCCATCTGCTATAATTCCATCTGCATCCTTCACTGGACTGAATTCTGTCCACCAATTTAATACTTTCCTTTGCTTTTTAGAAAATGGTTTGAATTTAAATACTGCTTTAGTTTTCTTCTTCATCTACCCAATCCTCCTGAGCTGTACCATTTAAAGCTTCAATAAATCCATCACTTACATTTTTCAATTCATCTCCATTTTCTTTAGCTTTTTCTAAAGCAAACTTGTCTTGTTTTAATCTTAGTTCTATATCAGTTTTATATTTATTGAATTCAATCTTTTCTCTTTCTATAGCTAATTTTTCAGTATCTCCAGCCATATTAGCTTTACTTTCTATAAGCCTTCGCAATTGATCCATGCATGCCAATATACCAGTTTCTCTGTTTTCTTCTGAAATTTGTTTTTTATGCTTCTTACCAAACATATCGTAAAAAAATGTTTTTTCACGATTTAAAAGTCTGGCAATTTTCAATCTTAATAATTTTATTTCTTCATCAAATGTCGGTTCTGGACTAGCCTTTTCATATAGTTCCCTTTCTTCAGGACTTAATCTATCAACGTAAAGAGATTGATAAGCTCCATGTTTTAGGTTATTTAAATTTCCTATTGGTGCTCCATACCCAATACTGCTTGCGTTTCCCCAACGTGCTTTTTCAGGATGTTTTTTATCATTTGGATTATATACAACATTACTATTAGGTAACGGTAACGTACCATTCAAAATATCATCCCATTTATCTTGAGATTTCCACTTCCTAATTAAAGAATCTTTTACTGGTTTTTCTTCTGTCTTTGATAACATTTCAGCTATTTGTTTTGGTTTTAGTTTACCACCACTTTTAATATATATATCTAAAGCTTTATCTCTATTTGGACTCCTAGCTCTTGCCATACCACCACCTCGCTATTTACAATAAGTTTACTTCTAAATTTACTTTACATAATTATTTTTAAGTAACTTAAATTAATCTCCCCATGACCTTTGCCTTATTCTCCCCTTTTTCCCTCTATAATGGCTATCATGTTTCATAAGATTTACAACATCAGAAAACAAAAGTTTTTCTTTGTTTTCTTGATTCTTTTTATCTTTTTTATTATATTTATTATTTTTTAAATTCTTATGCTTATTAGGTTGCTGCACTTCTAATATTTCCCCTATCTTCATACAACTCACCTCTAATTAAATTTTTATATAAAAAAAGCACTTAGATATTTAATCTAAATGCTTTGGAATTATTTCATCCATATTAACATTATATATTATTTTTTAAGTTCCAAAGTGGGTTAAAAGTGGGATATTGTATTTTTTCTATGTTTTTTTATTTTTGAACTTATTTCTTTTATATAATCATATGATTTCCCCAATTTACAAGCTACTTGAATAAGATTATATCCTTCCACTTCTTTAAGATAAGCAACTTTATGTTCTATTCCAGTTAATCCATTAAGCTTATGTTTTATAGTTTTTCTAGTTATATATAAACCTTTTAATATATCTTCTTCCTTACTAATCATATTTTTAATTTCTTCAGTTCCATAAGCTAAATTTTCCATCATATCTGGATGAAGAAACTTTTTACCACCATGTATACAATCTGCATCAACATAACTTGTTCCTTTTTTATATCCTTCAGGAGCACCACTATATAATAAAAACCCATTAATTTTACTAAGACTTTCTTTATAAGAATCTAAAATCTCTTCATGAATTTCTATTAATTTCATTAAATCTTTATAACTATTCATTATAATTCCCCCCAAAAAAATATAAAAAGGCACTACTCCTATTATGGAATAGTGCCTCCGTTGCTCGGTCAGCCTATTTACAATATATTATACAACATATTATTAAATAAATACATACATATTTACTATAATAATTCTGCTTTATTTTTCATTTTTTCTTTTGAAGGATTTGTATATATTAAAGTTGTGTGAATATTACTATGTCCAGCTTGATTAGCTACCTCATGTACACTATAACCACTTTCTAAAGCATTACTGCAAAAAAAATGTCTAAGTGTACGTGGTATTATCTTATCTGAATACTTTTTAAAAACTTTATTTATTACAGTTCTATCTATTTTACCGCCTTTATTACTTACAAATAAATAATCTGTATTATCTTGTTTACGTTCTTTTAAGTACTCCTTTATTGATTCTATAATCTTAGAGTTTATATAAACTATTCTTTCTTTATTCCCTTTTCCCTCTTTAACTATTAGTTCTTTAGAAGTTAAATTTATATTATTCATTTTTAAATTTAAGGATTCTGATATTCTAAGTCCTCCATAAGCCATTATTGTAACTATAGCATAATTTCTTATTCCTTCATATTCTAAAACTTTTTGTCTAAATGCCTCAACATCTTTTTTAGATACTGTGGCCAAACTTGCTACTTGTGTTTGGACTTTTATAAAGTCTTTCTTAGTTATTACTACATCGGTTTGTATTCCTTTTTCTATCAAAAATTCATTCAATTTTATTAAAGCACTAAATTTATTATTTATTGTTTTAGCGCTATCTTGCTTTATATTTTGTAAATAAGATTTATATTCTAATATATTAGATCTATATAATCTATTTATTTCTCCACCTGTTGTATCCTTAAACCAGTTTATATATCCACGTACATGCCTTGTATATGTATTTATTGTATTAACACTTTTACCTTCTTTAATTAAATAATCTTTAAACACCTTTAACATAATATATACCTCCATAAATTATGTTGCATTAGATTTAATAATATAATATTAACTTATGTTGCATTTTATATTATTATTATACACCTTAAACTTAATAAATGCAACATAAGTTATATTACGTTGCATTTACTAAATCTATATTTTACATATCCTCTAAAATATTTATTAATTCTTCTTTAGTCTGTTTGGTATATATTCTTGTAGTATTTAAATCTGTATGTCCAGCCAGGTCAGCTATTATTTCAATGCTAACCTTTCTATCTGCTAAACTCTTACAAAACACATGACGTAAATTATGAGGATGTGCCTTACTTTTTTTAACTCCTGCTTTAACTGCATATTTTTTTATAATTTTATTTATACTTCTCCTTTTTAATGGTCCATTAATACCAATGAACAATTTATCACTTGGGTATTCTCTCCTTACTTCCAAATAATCATTTAATATATTACTTAATTTTTTAGTGACAAATATATCTCTATATTTTCCACCTTTACCCTCAATACTAATATTCTTTTTATTGACATCATACACAGTTAATTGTAATAGCTCTGACACTCTAACACCTGTAAGATATAAAGTGCTTATAATGGCTTTATCCCTTTTATTATTTTTGCAGCATTTTAATATCTTTTCTATTTCTTCTTTAGATAATATGTTATTTAAATAATTTTGTTTTTGCTCTACTAATTGCTTAACCATCATATCTATATTATTTGATTTTAAAAATTGATTTATTGCTGTTAATTTTCTATTTATTGTTTTTACTTTTAGTTTCTTTTTATTTAATAAGAATTTTTTAAATTCATTTATGTCCCTAGAAGTTATATCTAAAAATTCTTTATCTTTATAATTTATAAAATTTAAAAATTGAGCTATATCTAATAAATAGCTATCTATAGTTGATTTGCTTTTAGATTTTAAATTTCTTTCTTCCTGAGTTGATACTTCTATAAATTCAATCAAATATTTCCTATACTTTTTTGGAACTTTTTTTATAATTTTAATTTCTTCTTTATCAATGTTAATTTTATCCTTTTGTTCCTTTTCAGATATTTTTGCGTTTGACATGCTGTAAATTTCTTCCATTTATTTTATAACTTCAACTCCTTTCTTTAGCACACCTTAAACCGTTGATAATACTAGCTTTATAAATTCATCTTTTAAAATGTTACATTTTTACATTAATTTATTGATGTATTATCATTTAGCATATTTTTTTATATATTTTTACTGTTTTTGGTTACATAAGTATTAACTTTGTTACTATAGTGTTTTTTAATAATTTTATTATGTTTTCTTTTTAAAACTTAATTTTTTTAATCTTTTCTATATAATCTATTTTTTTATATAATATTCTCAATTGGATTAAAAATTTTAGCTATTTTTGATTAGTAATATTGGCTAAATTTTAGTGTTACTTTAAAGGCTAGTTTGTTAAAAATATAACATCTAAATTATGTAAATAAAAGGTATTATTTGAGCATTAATAATACCTTTTATTTAACTATATTTATACTTTTTCCTTATATTTATTTTTAAGCTCCACCATCAACTGATTTTCTGAATGTTTTATGTTTATTTCAAAGAAATTTATGTTTCCTACCTTATCTGTTGCATCTATAAGTTCTCCTACTTTATTTGTAATTTTCTCTTTTAGCTTTTGTTTATCTACCATAATTAATCATCACCTTAAGAATCACCTTCTTTCTTATTCAGTACCTATTTTTGCATATAATTATAAACATTTTTAATCATGATATTTACAGACCCATCTCCTATATTTTTAACTTCAAATTTTGAAGAATCATTGTAAGTCTCTTCATCTATATATAAATCAATATTATTATCTATTTTTATTTTCATTTTTCTTATCTTTTTATCTACCCATTCTTTATCCACACATATTTTATCTTTTACTCCATGTTCAGCGATAAAGCCTTCATAATTTAATTTAACATCTTCATTTTCTCCAAACATTTCATTTGATACTTCTTTTATATCTATGGTATCTTTTTCTTTTAATACTTTGTTTACTGCTCTTATTATTTTTGCTGATATTTCTGCATTTTCATTTAAGTTAAATTTAACCCACTTTTCTGTAGCTTGTACAAAATTCTTTGTGGAATCTCTTTCATTTTCTGTTATGTTGCAACCTAAATATTTATCTATAAAATAGTTATTTCCATATTCTTCACTACTTTTAGATTTCCTTTGTTTATCTATAACCATTAAATTAAATTCTTGATTTTCTCTTATAGGTTTTATAAATGCACACTTTTGTATCTTCTTAGCACTTGCAGGTAATCCTGTACATTCTGGAACTATATCTATACCTACTTTATCATTCACCATATTAACTACATGAATATAATTTTTAATATAATCCATTTTTAATATAGCTAGCATTGGGCCATATTCTGTTGATATAGAAACTATCATTAAATCACATGAAGATATATTGTCATTACCTTTCATTAACACAAAGAATTGTCTAGCCAATTCTTTAGACACATCTAATAAATTATTTTGACCATTTAAATATTCCTGTGAAACTTCCTTTACAACACTTTTTTCTCCATTAAATTTTGCATATTTTAGTTCTTCATCTTTTAAACATTTTTCTATGTGCTTTAATACATATCTATAGGATTCATCATCTAACCTTAATTGATATTCATTTAATACTGGCTCCTCACTATTGTTATCCAATATATGAACCACTGCCTCATTTATATTTACTTCTTTTATATATTCCATAACATTAACCCCTCTCTATTTTTTAAAATGGTATATCACCATCATCTACCGGAACTATTTCATCTCCAAAATCATTTTCAGAATCAATATTTTCTTCTTTTTTACCCCATTCAAGAAACTTAGTTTCTTCAGCTATAACTTCTGTTACATATCTCTTTGTACCATCTTTAGCCTCATAATTTCTTGTTTGAATTCTTCCACTTACTGCTATTAGTCTACCTTTCTTTTGATGTGTAGCTATAGCCTCCGCTTGTTTGCCCCAAATAACAACTGGAACAAAGTCCGCTTCTTCTTGTCCTTCCTTTTTATATCTTCTTTGTACTGCTAAAATAATTCTACTTACTGCAGTACCATTACCAGAAGTAAACCTTAACTCTGGATCTGCTGTTAATCTCCCAATTAAAACAACTTTGTTCATCTACCTACCACCCTTCTTTATTCTCTTAACCATTCCAGATTGAAGTCTAATTTTATATAATCTATTTCTATTTCTTACTCTTTTTTTATGTTTATTTTTAGGTCTAGCATCTGCCCAAATTTTACTTACTGCACTTTTAAACGCTCTATCTAAAAGTTCATCTACATATGACATTACGTATCCCCCTTTGTATTACTGAACTAATATCGTAGTACAGTATAGGTATAAAAGTATCTTCATCCATACCTATAGGTATTTAATGAAACATATATTAAATTTTTACTTTAAATTTTTATCAATTATTTGAAACCAACTTAATTGATCTCCAAATTTTATTTCGCCAGGTATTATTGTCACATTTATTCACTCCTCTATTATTTTTGTTATATTTCCTGATTCATCATATTTAAAACTTTCTTTATTTAATGATATACAAATATATTTTTCAGTTTCAAATGCAATATTATATTCTCTTTTTATTTCTTCTAATAGTTCATCATATAAATATTTTCTTTGTAATTCTATTCTTATTTGTTTGTTTTTACAGCCTTTTTTTATTTGTTCATTCACATATTCAATACAACTACTTTTATATATTGTTATAGCTTCATTTTTACTAATTAATTTATGTTTATACTTTAAAGAACTATAATCATCTGGCTGTAATATGCTACTTGTTGGTGGCTTAGGTCGAGGAAACTTTGCTGGTACTGATTTCTTCATAAAAGAATTCACGTTTTAATCCTCCTTTAATTTCAAATTAACTTTTCCAGTTCCGTTCATCTCTATACTAGCTTTGATTCTTTCTTCTTTATCATTTTGCTTTGGTAAAACTCTATTTAAAATATTAGCCATATTAATTAATGATTTTGTTGTTTCTAAATCTTCTTTAGTTAATAAACTAGCACCACACTTAGGGCAACACTTATTTAGCCACTTTTCATAATCTTTAAATTCAACTTTATCATTTTTATAATCACAATTCGGATTATCGCATTTTATACCTTTTATATTTAATTCTATTGCTTGTTTCATATATTTTAATCCCCCCTAACACAACATAGAAATAAACAATTTTTGCAACAATGTTTTTTATTAGCCTTCCTTAAATTCTATTAATATCATTGACTATTTTACATCTGAAAATAAAAGATAAGTTTTACAAGTATATATATCTGTACCACTAATAAGCAAACCTTTTTCATCATCTACAACATGAATTTGTAATATTTTATTATCTAAATCTTGATATTTAAAAGTTTTAATATCTAGATCAAAACCACATATTTTTAGTTCTTCCTTCATTCTGTTATATCCACCATGTAATGTAGGTTCTCCATAATAATCATCTCTCCATATTTGTCTAGTAATGCATGTATCATGACAATGATTTCTATAAGTTGCTATTACTATAACATCAGTATCAACATCTATAATTTTAGTTCTATTTCCCCATTTATCTTCACTTTCAAGTCCTTTTAAATTTCTATAATTCATTATTTATACTCCTTTCAAATTCATTGCTGAATATCTTTGAATTAAATCTTTTCAACGTTCTGTATTTTTTTCTATAAATAAATATCCCATATCTGACACTTTAAAACACTCGTTATCAACTTCTCCTCTATAGGTTGATAACAATTCACCTGTGCACCAACTAGATTCAGTCATTAAGCATTTTACTGTTAGATCACCATTAACCCGTTTTATTTCTTCTAGTTTCGCTATCATTTCACTTATATTCATTAATATTTACCTCACAGCTTCTTTATAAATTCCATAATTATTATTTCTTTCTCCTATCTCTATAAAATTTAAATATATTTTCTATAAATCCATGTTTCTCACTATCATATTTTCCATAACATCCATTTACATCAGATTGAATTGTGTTATTACAATCATCACAGAATCCTGCTGTTACTTTTACATCTATTAAATTTCCTAAAGCCATTTTTTCTTTAGCAATAACATATCCATGATGATGAACTGCTGGTTTGCCACAAACTATACAATTTGATGTAGCACAACATTTAAACATCTACAATCCCTTCTTTCACTAAATATTTGCAACGCAATATTAAAAACTTAATCTTCTAATATAAAACATATAGGATTACCATGTTTATGTTTAACATCACTAGGGCAAATCAAAGCTTTCCTATTTACTATTCCTTCATTTATAAATTCAATAGTTTTCTTTTTATATGGACATGTATATCTTCCATTTTTAAGCTCCATATATTTGCAAATGTACTTTAGCATAAATTCCTCCTTAATATCTTTGAATTATGACATAATTAAATCTAGTTCTTTTTCACTTATATAACCATCATAAAATCTTTTATAAGTCATTAATGTGCTTAATGGTACTTCTTTTGTTTCCTTTATAGTCCAAGCATAGCCTTTGTAAGTATATATAATTGTTTTTCTATAAATGCACCAATCCTCTTTAAAACCATTATCTAAAAGCCATTTGATTTTTGTGTTCATACTTACCTCCTATCACAATAATTTCAGGTGCAGCCCCTGGTCCTGTGACTGCTTCTTTGAATTATGAATTGTTATTTTACTCCCAAAATGCACATGATTCTATTTCTTTTATATTATTTTCTTTTAATATTTTATCTGCAATGTTATTATCAAACTCAATATTTAATTCCAATTCACCTGTATAATATTGACAGTGTGAATAATAATCTTTTATTCCACCTTTATCTTCTAATTCTTTTATAACCTCTGATAACTTCATTTATCTACCCTCCAATATTTCAATTATATTTAACTGTTCTCTCATTTCTTTTATTAATTCTTTTACAGTATCTTTTTTATTTAATTCAGCATAAATTTCAATATTTTTTGCTAATAACTTTAAAGATTCAAAATCCTCTTTATATAACATTTATTTACTCCTCTTTCCTGTTTGGCATGTGACTTAATTCAATATTGCTTCTAATTCTTCTTTTAATATTCCCTTTAGCTCGTCAGATTCTTGTATCATATTTTCAAGTAAAGTTATCTTTTGCAACATATCTCTTTTTTTGTAATATAACTCACATGAATCTTCCTGTAATTCATTTATTATCTGTTCAACAATATTCATATATGATATTCACTCCTTCGCCTTAATTTCAAATTATGAAATTATATGTTTTCCCAATCTGTTTTTTCAAGTATTCCATAAAGCCTTTCCACTTGTGGGCTTCTCCATGCTGTCATGGCATATGGGCGAGGGTTTTTATAATGATAACTATTTAATTTAATATGTTCTTTACATCCTCTTAAAGTTATAAAAAATGTATCTGATGCAATCTGTTGTTCAATTCTATAATTAACTAAACCTATATTTTCTAAATGTAATTCAGATTCCATAAAATTAAAAGCGTCTTCCATTGTGTTAAAAGGTTCAAATCCATCAATTAATATAGAATCATTTAAAAATTTAACTGTATATTCTAAATATCCATCATTAACATATTCTATTAAAAAATCACAAACTGCTTCTAAAGTATCTCCAATTTCTTCACCATCATAAATAATTGTTTGTCCTGTAATATCGAAATGATCTTCAATTCCATATATTTTTACATCTTGCATAACAACCCAAAATCTTGGATTAGCTTGACCAACAGTGTCTTGAGTTAGCATTTCATGTTGTAATTCTTTTAAAAATTCTTTATCTTCATTTTTCATAATTTCCCTCCATTTTTAGAGTTCTTCACCACAATTAGGACAATATTGTCTTGTTTGATGTAACGGTCTTAAATCTAAGTCTAATAAACTATTTAAGGTCCCTTTTTCAATCATAACTTTAATGTTTTTATTTATAGTTTTTTCATTTTCATATTCCTCTGATATACCTAAAATATCTATAGGTATTGGTATATCCCTATTATCCTTAAATCTACCTATTTCACTTTCATCAAATCTATGTGCGGTTCGCAAATCAGAATTATATCCACCTTCACTTTCTCTGTATCCCCAAAATAAACCCCATTCTCCGCCGAATATACTATTGTGCCTATTACATAAAACTAAATATTTTTTACTCAATTTTATTCCTCCTTAAATCTTTTTTTAAGCTCTCTAAGCTTGTTTATCTTTTCTTCATATATCTTTGTCTCTTCATCAATTTTTTTATCTATAGCAGAGTTGATGCATACTAAAAACTTTTTAGCTGGTTGCTTACCCTCGTCAATCATATTAAACGCATAATATAGTCCTTGCTTTGTATATCCTGTTAACTTTTCAATCTCTGGACCTTTTAAACCAATGCTTTCTCTAAAGTAAGGATAGCTTTTCATGCTTGTACCTCCTTTACTTTTTGGACTTGTTTTATATTTTCTCTTTACTTTTTAACTTAGTTTAGTCAAATATTTATGACGTAATGATTTCATGTTGTGGCATTAACCTGTACAAGTTGTAGCTATTACAGTCGCTCCATTATAGCCACTTCCATACATTTCAATTGCTACGTTCAACATGTTATCCATTTTAAAATAAGTTCCATCACATTGCTTTTCTGTAGTTTCTAACATCATTACCTCACTATTCCACTCTTTTAATTCAGTTATATTACATTCTCTTATCTCTTCAAATCCTATAATTCTAGCATAATAATTTTTAGCTTCTTCTAAATTTGTTGCTATAATCCAATCAGTCTCACCATTTTCAAAAGCAAAAACTTTTAAATATTTTATTCCCATAATTAAACTCCTTATTTTATCAAAATTCTAAAAGCTTAATATTTCATATAGTACTTTTTACAAGCTTATTTATATCATTAATTAATCTATAATCACTAAAATTGTTGCTGGACCTAAATCTGTTATACCGTACTTCTCCATTGAAATACTGTATTTTTCGTAAGGTTCTGATCTTAGCTCTTTTACACAATCTTTACGCTTTACTAACTCATCAGCTAAATCTTTTACAGATACTTTACTTAAATCTATTTTTTTTGTTTGATTTTGAACTGGTGTTTTTTTATTTGAAAGGATATCGCCAAAAATTGATTGCTGAGCTTCAAAAATACGATTAAAAATTTCTTGAACTAAATTTTCACTTAATGAGCTAGTTATTTCTTTAGTATCTAAGTTAATATTTACAATATTTTTAATTTCTAATTTATTTCCTGATTCTGTACTCTCATTATTACTATTTTGTATTTTACAATCTTTTAATTGATTTAGAGCTGTTTCAATTGTCTTCACTACTTGAGAATAACTTAATTCCTTTTCAATAAGGATATTAACAACATTTGTTACTTCAGTTTTATTCATCATTTTTTCTCTCCATTTCTCTATTTATTTTTTTAAATTCAAGGATTTTTGATATTTTTGTAGAATAATACCACTTGAAAGGTGGTGTTACAATTGGAAACATTAAATATAGTATTATCTATAATTGGTTGTATTACTGGCGTATCTAGTTTAATTATTACTTTCTTTAAGTATTTAGATGAAAGACCTAAATTAAAGATAAATCAAATAGATATAAACACTCATGATGTATCATATTGTTTTCCTGCTGAGCCTGGCTCTGGATATATTTCTGATTATCATGCTTGTATATATGTTGGCATAAGCAATAATTCAGATAAACCTATTTGTATAACTTCAATAAAATTGAATCTAAATGATTTTGATGATGTGTACGCTTTACTCGACTCAGAAAATTCTAAATATAAATTTATATTAAAAAACAGTAATGATAGCCTTGTAATTGATTTAAAAAAGGAAGGAATATCACTTCCCTTAAGATTAGAAGGTAACTTTTACAAACAAGGATATTTATTTTTTCCCTTCATGCCTAAGTTATCTGAAAAATTAATTAAAACTACTATTACAATATCCACTACAAGGGGTAGATTTAATACAAATGTCGAGTTGTCACAGTTTCATATATCCCATAGTCAAGATGTATCCTAACTTCTCTCAGTTCATAATGTTTTAGATTATCAACAATAGTATCAATATCTTCTTTTAACATTTTTCTTAGTTCCTCTTTATCAATGTTGGTATTTAATGTGTTTAAATCCAATGTCTTTATCGAATGATCCTGATCTTTTAGAACAATATCTTTTTTTGTGGTTTTAATTCTATTTTGTATTACTGAAATATCTCGTTCTAAGGACTGAAACTTACTCTGCAAAACTAAAATTCTTCCTTCAACTGATTTTTTCCATCCAAACATATTTTTTCTCTCCTCTTTAAGTAATATGGGTTTCTACATAGTTCTTCAATACAAATACCTTCTGATGTAGATGGTATAAATTTATATGTGTCCTGAGCTGATGCCCAGGTAATTTTAAAATACATTACCTTTTTAGCGTTCCATCCTCTTTCTCTTATCTTTTTATGATGTTTGTTCAATGATTCTTCTAAATTAACATTGTGCTGCTCTTTTAGTTTGTCCAGCACCTCTGCAGACAACTGAAAACAATCCCATGATTCTTCTGATATATGATCTATGTTGTCTTTATTTTTTATAGCCTCTTTTAATTCTGTTACTTCTTCCTGTAATTTTGATACCATTTCTTCCAATGTTAATTTTCTATTATCTATCCCTAATTTAGTGCTGTTTTCCAAAATATTTAAATACACTTCTTTATCACCTCAATTTTTACCCTATTGCATTTAATATCACTTACTAAAAAGCACTCTTTAAACGCTTTTGTTTTAATAAGTATAAAATATGATGTAATAGATAATACTCTGCCTTTTATTTCTCTAAATTTACTTCTACCAACTGCATCATTATTAAATCTAACTTTTACACGATCACCGACTTTTATTTTATTAGGAGTCCATTGTTCCTCCATGAATATTCTCCCTTCCTTTTAACAGCTCATATGACATTATTTCTATACCTGTCATTATTTGAGCTTTTCCCAGATCTCCTGTTTCATGATAATTTTTAGCTACTTCATCTGCCCATAAACTAGCACTATTTTTTAATTGCTCTATCTCTTCTTTAGCCTTTTTTAATTGTCCCTCAAGTTCCATATTTTCAACTACCTTTTGAGAAAGTTTTCTAGTTAAACTTTTAGTTAAGCTTTTAAGTTTTTCTATTTCCTTTATGGCTTCTAGCATTGATATTGGTTTAAGTTTTTTCATATCTCTTACTATCAAAGAATCTAGTTCTCTGCTTTTTTCTAGTGTTCTAGGATCTAAAGTACCGTATTTTTCTATAAGACTATATAACTGATTTCTTACATTCTCCATATCTCACATACCCTTCCTTAATTAAAAAATTCCTCCGTTATAAGTTGGTATTCTTTTATAAATTTTAAATCTAGCCATCCTGCTTCTCCATCTCTTTGTTTACCGATTCCAACCTCTATACATCCTGGTTTTTCGCTTTCTCTTCTTTCTCTTTCTGCATAATAATCGTCCCTATATAAAAATAAAACTGTGTCTGCGTCTTCTTCTATATTTCCACTATCTCTTAAATCGCTTAATTGCGGATGTTTATCTGGTCTTGCCTCTACCGCTCTTGACAATTGACTTAAAAATATTACAGTTACATCTAATTCTTTAGCAATGGACTTCCCTTCTTTAGTTATTTCTCCTATTTGTTGAACCTTTGGTAAATTAGGATTAATTGGTTTTATATAACCTAAATGATCTATAACTACAATGTCTAATCCATGTATTATTTTTAATCTTTTACATTCTGCTTTTATGTCATATATAGTCATGCTATTATTGTCATTTATATACAGATTATCTTTTAAAGAATAATGATTGGCAACTTTTATCATCTTTGTAAAATCCGATTCTTTTATATTGCCTCTAGGCAAATCAGTTGCATTAATACCTGCTTTTGCTGCTAATAATCTAGCTCCTAATTTTTCCTTACTCATTTCCATTTCAAACAAAACTGCCTTATTTTCTCTATTTAAATTTTTTAAAATATTTAATGCAAATGCAGTTTTACCCATACTAGGTCTAGCAGCTATAACAATTACATCTTTTTTAACTAATCCATTTATAGCATTATCTAATTTTCTATAACCTGTAGATATGCCTGTTATTTTTCCACCATTTTTATGATTTTCTTCTACACTTTCAGTTGTAGAAAGTAGCGTTTCTGTAATTGTGTAAGTTTTTTCTTTAGATGCCACTACTTGATCTACAAATGAACTTTGCATTTCATTTAATATATCTTTACTATCACTTTTTGAATAAGCTTGTTCAATTGCTTTATTGCAACTAGCTATTATGTTCCTTTTTAGAGATAACTCTTTAAGAATTTTTACATAACTTTTTACATTTGTAGAAAATGTACTACTTGTTATTTCTGCTAATTTAGTTATTCCTCCAATTCCTTGTAATTTATCTCCTAATATATTTGATAGTGTTGCTATATCTATAGCAATATCTTTTTTATACATTTGAACAATCGTAGTAAATAAAATCTTATTTGATGCATTGTAAAAATCGTTCTCCGTTAATTCAAGGACATCTATTATCTTTTTATTATCTAAGATCATTGCTCCTAATAAATTAGTTTCTATTTGTAAATCATGAGGTAATGCTTTATTATTCATTAAAATTTTTACCTCCCCATGACTTAGATTTAGTATTTTCTTTTGTTTCTTTATAATTAGAATCTAAATAGTCCATATATCCTCCATTAAAAAATGTACTCCCATGCTGAATATATTTTTTATTTTCTTCCTGTTTTTCTTTAGCATATCTTTTTACACATCTTTCTATTTGCTCATACCCATATTGATTTATTAATTTGGGTATCTTATTAATTGCTTTTGCTTTTCCTTTTTTGTTAGGATACAAAGACCATATTTGCTCTATATTATATTTAATAGATTTATCTTTTAATAGATTAATATTTTGCTCAGACTTTTGAGTCGTAGCCTCTCCGACTTTTGAGTCGTAACCCTCCGACTTTTGAGTCGGGTCATTAAGATCATCATCTTTATAAACTAATTCATCATATTTTTCTCCCGTAGTATAAAAAGAATAGCTTCCACCTATGTTTTTATGATAATGTTCTAATACCTTACATTGTTCTAATTTTTTTAATCTTCTTCTTAGCGCATCTTTATTTTTAATTTTTATGATTGGTATTTGGCTCATAAGTTTTTTATAATCCAACCAATAATAATCCTTGTTATCATGTATTTGCATAACCATGCTATTAGTACCCTTAAAATCTACAAAATACCTTAATATTAAAGCATCTACTGGATCTAATCCAAATTCTATTAATTTTTTTTGACTAAATCCTAAAATAGTAAATTTCATTAAAACACCTCATTTATGTTCAAATTTTTATTTATTTTTTTAGATATACAAAAATAAATATTTTTAAACATAATTTTTTTAATAAGGCCTATTCTTTTTAAATAGGCCTATTTTTTCTTTTGTCTTTATTAACCTTGGATTTTAAATCTTCTATCTCCTTACTAAGTTGTTGCTCAATTTTTATTATTTCTATCATTTATAATTCCTCCTTTTGAGTTTTCCCAGGCTTCTTTAATCGTTTGTTTAGTAACTTTAAATAAGTTAGCTAACTTTTCTATTTTTACTTCATCAAGTTCTTTTACATGCCCATTCTCCAATCTGGAGTACTGCCTTCTAGAAATATCTAATTTTTTAGCAACCTTATCTGTAGTTATGCTATATATGCCATCTATATTGTTTCTTAAATATTTTAAAGTTAGATTAATTTTTAATCACCCCCTATAATTGTATTATGTCACATTTCTGTTACGTTTTAAAATTTTAAATTACCCTTAATTTATTCAAAATTACAATTTATTTTATATATTCTTTAATTATCACATAGTTTCACACTTTTGTGACGGTTTTAAAATTTGTTACGTTTTAATATTGAAATGTCACAAAAATGTGATATAATATATTTTGTAAGGAGGCATAGCAATGGAATTTAAAGATAGATTAAAAGAATATAGAGAAGAACTAAAAATAAAAACTAAACAAGAAATGGCTAATAAACTTAATATTACACGTTCTCTATATAGCATGTTAGAAAATGGTGCTAGGAAACCTTCTCAAGATGTTCTAGATAAACTAGTTAGAGCATCTAATAAACCTGAAGAATATTGGATATATGGTATAACTCAGGAAAAAGAATATCTAGAAAAAAGAGATGAATTTAAATCTACAAAAAGAGCTTATAAGGAGTTAAAATCATTAGGATTGGCAAAAGATTTAAGTAATCTTGATGATACTGAAAAGCATATTTTACTATTAGCTTTATCTGCAGATCTAAAGCATTTAGAAGAAAAAGAGAAATATGAAAGTAAGGAATAATGCTATTCCTTACTTTTTTTTAATTTTAATTCCTTTAGTTTCTTTAGTTCTTTTAAAAAAATTTTTTCAGCATTGAATACCTCTTTCACTTTTCTCATCCCCTAAGTTTTATGTTGTATTTATCTTGCAAAACGATTATAACACAGGTAAATATAACTATAATTTATATTTTCGCTAAGTTATCACTAAATTGTATATATATAACATTTTTTCCCATCAATCTACTATTGACTTTAATATCAATAGTTTTTTATATTGAAAGTTGAGAAAATATTGAGGTGTGAAGATTGAATATTGTTAAAAGCAAAAGAAAAAAGTTGAAACTTACACAAAAAAGTCTATCTATAAAATGTGAAACTAAACAAAGTTATATTTCTCAAATTGAAAATTATAAAAAAATGCCAGGTTCAAAATTATTACTAAAAATAAGTAATAATTTAAAATTATGCCCTTTAGTAATTTTACAAGAATATTTATGTAAAAATTGTGAAATAAAGGAGGAATGTGATATACAAATAATTATAATAAAAAAGTGATGTAAAGTGATACACTTTAAACACAAGTGTATCACTTTTTTATATAATTTCCTTAGGTGATGACATGATTAAAAAAGAAAATACTAGGATAAATATAACTATATCTAAAAAATTACATAAAAAGCTAAAGGAAAAAGCAGAGTATGAAGGAAGATCTACTGCAAACATGGCCGCACAAATAATAAAAGACTATTTCAAAGATGGTAAGTGAAAACTGTCTTTTTTATTCAATAATCAATTCCCTAGGTTTTAAATCATTTTTAATTGCATTTTGTAATTCTTTAGCTTGCATTACTCCTAATGCATAATTCCTTATCTCATCTATTGTATTAACACTCATATACATTTCATTGTCTGTATCATATTCTTGTAAATAATAAGCATTAGTAATATTTATTTTACTTACTTTATCTTTAATATTAAACATCATTATAGCTCTACTATTTTCTAAACTTTTCAATATTGTATTTATTGCACTTTCATCAAATTTTAAAATATCTCTTAGCAGTTCCTTAGAATAAAATATTATTTCATTTTCAGCTGCTTGGACTCTAAGAAATGATAATATTTTTAATTCATCAGAATTAAATTTCAAAATTTCACTTTCATATATCCTGGCAATCTTTGTTTTTTTATCATGAAATTCTCCTCTAACTTTATATAAATTATTTATATCTATTTTAAGGCTGTAGCATTACTTTTAACACTTGATTATCTTATATATACATATATATCATTAAAAGTTACTAAATACTCTCTATAAGCTTTTAATCGTCAAAATCTAATACTTTTTCTCTTCTAGATTCTGATATTTTTCTTTTTAAATCTTCATTGTTTGATATTATACCATCTGAATTATTATTTACAGATTGTAACAATTTTTTTTCTAAATCATCAAAGTCATAATCTCTTTGGTCAAAGTCATCAAATGTATCTATTTTTTTTGAATTAAATTTATTTTTAGATTTATTATCTATACTTTTTTCTCTATTTTCTTTTATTTTTTCAGTTTTAGATTTTCTAAGTTGTATCATATTTTCAACTTCTTCTAAAGAATTTAAACCTTTTTTATTCCAATCTTGTAATGTAGATTGAATATAAGATATTATATCTTTATTACTTTTTAATAAAGATATATCTAATGCTTTATTAAATAATTCAATAGAATAAGATTTTAATAAACTACTTATTATTTCCTTCTTCTTTTTGTTTAATTTTATTTCTAAATTATTTTCAATTTTATTTATGATTCCTTGAAATGTTTCTTCTTCTTCAGAATAAGTATTATTTAAATTAGTATTATTAGGATCAGTATTATTATATATACCCCCTATTCCATCTTGTCTATCATCCATACTATCCGTTTTGGTAGGTATGGCTTTTTGATTTTTACCCATACCCTCCGTTTTGGGGTTATGGCTTTTTTCTTCTTTCTTTTTTCTGTTCTGGTTATCATGAATTTTCTTTGCTAGTTCTATATTTTTACTATCTAATAATTCGTATTCATAGTAGAAAGTCATTTTTTTCTTATTATTTTTATCAGGAGTATTATCTTGTAATCTATATTGAATTAAATATCCTTCATCTTTTAATTCTTTCCAAGCACTTTCAAAAGCTTTAGTTCCTTCTTTACAAAAGCTTTTTAAATAATCTTTATATAGTGTAAAATCCTCAATAGTTATGTAAGACTGAATTAAGGAATATAAGCCTTTAGCTTTTAAGCTTAATGTTTTATCTCTTAAAGCATTATTACTAACTTGAGTAAAGAATACCTTCTTTTTTCTAAATCTACCATTTTTTTGTTCCATAATAAAAACCTCCTATTTGTGTATCCAAATAAGAAGTACACAAATAAGAGGTTTTTTCTCTTAAACTATTGACTATATGTAACGCATATTTTATAATTAAGTTACATAAATTAATAGAGAAAAACCTTAATGGTTATTGTGCATCCGAATTAATCTTCTAGTCGGCAAACTTTCTGATTAATTCGGATTTCTTCTTTTTTGGATATATTTATTTAAATTCGAAAAATTTTCTTTTAATTATTTTAATTTTACAACAAATAAAAATTCTTGTAAAGGAAAATGTGGATAAGTCTTTTGTAAACATAGATTTATCCACATTTTTTTAAATATAAATTTCTTTTTTACTGATATTAATTTATTATATTCATTTCTAAAAAAAGGAAATTATATATTAGTATTGAATTTATAAAAGTATAGCTTTTACATAGGTTTACTTTTTATAAAAAGATAACTTATATATAGGTTTACTTTTTATGAAAGAATAACTTATATAATAATTATAGCTATGCATAAGTTATATTTTAGTATAAGGTGGGAATTATATATGTCTAAAAATTTTAATAAATTGCTAGTAGGTGAACAGGTAGAATTTATTAATAAAGAATTAAAAAAGAATAGTAATATAAGTCTAAAAAAAATTTACAAAAACTTTGGCTTAAATAAAGTAAAAATTAATGATAAATTTTTACATGCTGGTTATGAATATGATGCAGATCATAGGGCTTATATAAAAGTTTCAGTTATGCAAAAGGATAATAAAGATATAATTAATATAAAAAATAAAGAAATTGAAGTAGATTCTGTAGCAAATAAAAATACTAAAACTTTAGATATAGATAGATTCGAAAATATAGAGGAAACATTAAAAGAAGTTAGAGAACTTTTAGAATTAAAGGATAGCTTAAAAGAAGTTGTGCAAGAGTATAACGAAAATAAAAACATAATCGATATTCCTGGTCCTATAGAGTTGAAAATAGATATAGATAGCTTTGACGAGGATTTAAGTAATAGGGTAATAAAAGTATACAACAACATAAATAAAGACTGGATCAAGTTTTGCAAGAAAAATAAACAATTTAAAATGCAGGATTTATATAGCCAAGCCCTTAAGGAATTTATTGAAAAATATAGTTAATAGAAAATCAATAGAAATCAAATAAACTTATACCAATAAAACTGAATATATTTCGAAGTTATTTGATTTCTATTGAAAACCTAATGTAAATATAATAAATAATTTAAACTATTCACATGTCAATGCATTTCTATTGAAAATTTAATAGAAATGCATTGACATGTGAAAATTAAAGTAATATACTATAATTAATTGATAGAAACTCAATAGAATTTAAATAGAAATCAAATAGGAGTGATTTTGATGGGTAAAGATGTACAAATAATAGGTATTGATTTAGGAAGAGGCTATACAAAAGCTTATAGTGAACATAATGAATTAAAAAAGCAATGCTTATTTAAGAGCGTTATTGGTATAGGAAGAAATATAGATTTCTCTAATTATGATAAGCCAATATATATAGAAGTTGATAATCAAGACTATTTTGCTGGTATTTTAGCAGAAGAGGAAGGCTATACACCAACTAGAAATAGTAAAGATAGTAAAACCACTTCTACAGTTGAAAAGCTTTTATATGTAGCTTTAAATGAAGTAGCTGTTGAAGATGAAGTAAAATTAATGATAGGTGTACCATATAAAACTTTTAGAAAATCTACACTGAACGAAATTGAAAATAAATATAAAGATAAAAAAATAAAAATAAAAGATAAAATAAATGGTGGTTACAAAGATATAAATATTGTAGATGTTAAAATATTCCGTGAGGGTGATGCTGCTTTAATGTGGGAGGTCAGAGAGCAAAAGGAAAATCAACAGCCGATAGGTATGGTTACAATAGGTTTTAGAACTACAGAACTAAGCTATTTTGATAAAGGGTTAAAATTTAATGATAAATTATCTAAAACTATAGATAATTTAGGAAATAGAACTGCATTGGAATATGTACAGAATGAATTAGAAGCGAAAAATATATCAAAAGACTTAAATGTTATAGATAGTTCTACAGATTATGACATTATGAAAAAGAATGCTTATCAAGTTTTAAGTGAAAGAATAAGTCAAGAGGTTGAAGATAATTGGATAAACCTTGCTGAAATGAATATATATATTGCTGGAGGAACTGCTTTAAATATGGAATTTGATAAACAATTTAAGCTAGTAGATGATCCCCAAATGGCAACTGCTAAAGGATTATTCCTTGTTGGAACTAGAGTATTTAAATAGAGGTGAGGACATATGAAGAAGACTATTAGCTTTAATTTAGAAGAAGATATTATAGAAAAAATAGAAAAGTATCAGGTTAAAAACAATCTAAGTTCCAGAAGTGCAGCTCTTGAAAGAATAATATTAAAATTAGACAGTTCTAGTATAGATCAAGCTAAAATAAAAGAAATTATAAAAGAAATTATTAATGAAACTAGTATTACTTATGATGAAGTTATAGAAAAAAACGTAGATAAAAAAGTTGAAGAATTGAATAATAAGGATTTAGATAAAAGTATAGAAAATGTTTTTGCAGATATGCCAGAATAAAGGAGCCTATAAGGCTCTTTTTTAAATTATAGGAAAAATTTAAAATTAATTATTTTGAACAATTTATTAATATACATATTCTTAATTATGTAAAGTAAATTTCATGTAAACAAATTATGATTATGATAGATACGCAGAATGGTATTAATAAATATATAGACTTAGTAAGAGCAACGATTTTCCTTTATAGCTTAACTAACATAGTTAAAATCGTTGCTCTTACTAAGTAATTATTCTTTCTCTAATTCTTCTTCTCTTTCATTTATATTTTTTATTTTTCTTAAATGTCTTAGATTTTCCCACCATCTTTCCTCTTCATTTTTTAATTCTTTCATAATATCTTTATGATATTGATTTTCTAATCTAATTTGAACTGACATCATTCTCTCTCCCTTTGATTTATATTTTCGCAAAATTTAATTGCATTTTTGACAGCATATTGGGGAATTTTATATTGCTGACTAAGCGTTTCTATAGCTTCTTTATATAATTCTTTATCTTCTTTTATTTTATTTATTTCTTTTTCTAAGTTTTTAAAATTATTTTTTATATTTTCTTTTTCTTCTAAATTACTAGAATTTAACTGTCTATATAATTCTAATGTTTTTTCTATAGCTTTTATTTTAATATTTAATAGCTCTGCATTTTTGGCTTTAGATGTTAGTTCTTCTATATTTTTTTCATTTAAATTTTTATTAATTAGGCTATAAAAATGTTTAATTTCCATGTGTTTAGCTTTACTGTATTTAATCCCTCTATTAAGGCTTTTAAAGTGTGTTCGCATATTGTTAGCATAATTGTCCTGCCACCCTCTTAACTTATCTATACCATCAAAATAGCGTGTATTAGATAGAATATATTTACCCCTCTTATTTTCAAATTTAGGTATTATTAAAGCGTGTATATGCCATGTGCTTTCATCTTTGTGAAGTGTGGCATAAATGCAATTAGTACCGAAATTTTCTTCTAGCCAATTTATATTTGCATTTTTCCATTTATCTAAATCCATGGGAGATAATCCTTTAAAAAAATTAGGTGATGCAGTTAGTAATAACTCCCTGGCAACTATATTATTTTTTCTTAATTTGATACCTTGGATATAATTCCATGCTGATCTATAAACATCACTATTGCCTATTAGTATTTCATTACATATATTTTTATTTGCGTTAGGAACTTCCATTTCCCTTTCCATGTGTCTCTGAAAAGTTTTAATTTGAGCTAAGGTACTTTTAACAGTCCCATCTGTAGTCTTATATTTTTTACCAATTCTAAATATAGCATAATAATAATTATTTGTTTTTCTATAAGTGATTTCTTTGGGTTTTTCTTGTTTTGATTTTCCGAATTCCTCCCAACTCACTTTTGATAACCTCCATAAAATTGATTATAGATTTTTGAAACCGTAACTTATTACGGTTTTGGAGAAAACTTTATTTAAATGATATTTTTAATGTACTTTTCTTGGGTATAATAAGTATTTTGGTTATCTAAAAATGGTAATTTATTATGTGCAATTATTAAAATTTTATCATCAGGAATTCTTCTAACTTCATCTTGTGTAAATAATTTTCTAGTAGTTTTACTAGAAGTTTTCTTTTCGCAACTTATACTTTCTGTATTTATTTCTGTATCTCCACATAAATTACTTATATAATTTAGTGCCTCTAGATCTGTTAAGCTAGGTAGAATACACTTTGTTTTAAGATTATTTAATATAGTAGTAGCATTATTTTTACCATAAATATCATAAATTTTAACTAGATTTTGTAAACATATTAAAAAACAAACCTGTCTGCTTCTACATACTGCTGCAACTTGTTCAAAATTATTTATTATGCCTGAGTTTTGAAATTCATCTAAAAGAAACAATACAGGTAATCCATTTTCATACATTATTTTATTTATTAATTGGGTATAAAAAACGCTTAGGAATGGTGCAAGATAGTTACTTTTAACTTCATCATATTTTATATATAAAGCTATAGGTTCTCTCCTGAAATCATGAGGTGAAAATGTACTACTAGAAGTTGAATTTATAATGTTATGGTCTGTAAATAGCTGTAGATTAGTTAAAAGTGTACTTATTATACTAGACATAGTTTTAGGACTTTCAGCACTGGCCATAAAAATATTAAATTGTTCTTTTATATCTGGATTTTTATTGTTTCCTAAAACCTCTGGTAATTCAACTGGTGGTGTATTTATTAAAAATTTAACTGCCTCTGATATAGTTTTGCTATTTAATAATGCTGCAGTAAATAAAGGTATAGCCATATTTTCCCACTCTGTACTACCACCGCTTCTGCCTGTGGCCATTTGTAAGGCTAAGCCTCCATTTTGGATTATATTAGTAGCTAACTCTCTAACTTCTGTGAAGCTATTACAATGTTCTAATAGATTATATTTTGCATTATTTCCTAAAGGCTCAAACAAAATCGGTTTTCTTCCAATACTTTTTTGATATTTGCTTGTGGTTTTAAAAAGTTCTCCTTTAGGATCTGAAATTATTAAGCTAGATTTTGGTAAGTCATTTGATAATAAGTTAGGTAAGAAAATACTTGCTGTTTTACCTTCGCCTGTAGGTCCTATAATGCAAGTGCCTTCCAATGTTTTTTTGAAATTAAGTTGAAAATTCTTAGATAAAATTAAACCATCTTTACCTGTTAATTTTTTATAATCTTTTTTAGTACCAATTTCACTTGTTGCTAATTTATTTTTTTTATTTTTTATTAGTAATCCTAGTTCTATTGCTGGAATACTCATAGTTAGCCATAAAATTTTATCTATATAATTAAACATTTTTGCCCCCAGTATATTTTTAAGTGTTTAGTGAATAATAAAAATAAAAATAGAAAAGGTGATATTATGATTACATTATTAACTGTTGGAGAAATTGCTTGCTTTGGTTTTGCAGGATATTGCATTTATAAATCTTTACCATTATTTTTTAAATAAAATTCTACAGCTTTTTTTATAAATTCACTTTGCTCTTCTTGACTTTTTATAAGTGTATATAATTTTATATCTCTAGTAGTTTGTTTGAAACTAACCGTAATTCTTAGCAATAATTACAACTCCCTTACCTATTATTTACTAATATAATAAGCAAAAGAGTTGTAAGTGTTACATATATATTTTTTTAATCCAAGCTTGTCCATATATACCTATTTTAAAAATTAGGTATATCGCTATTAGCGATGTTTTAACCTTACATAAATAGATAGGATAACTAATTATGATTAAATCTATATACAATGCGGTTTATATTACATATGTAGGTATAACTATGTTTAAAAGAGCACCCAACTAAAAATAAGTACATAACTTTATGAAAAATAAAATATTACAAAAAATAAAAAAAAGGTGGTAGCTCTATTTAAGAAACTACCACCCTTTTTATTTATACTAATTTGCCTGCAGCTTTAAATGTATCCCATCTATCTATTCCAGTTGCTGTTCCATTAGGACCACCTATTTTAATTATTTCTTTAGCTTTTAATTTAGCATTATCAAAATCACTTTCTCTCATTACTGGGCAACCATATTTTTGGCTTATTAATAAAGCAGAAAGTGCATCCATATCTCCAAAATATAAAATTATTTTATTCATATCATATTCCTCCTTTTTAACTTCTTGTTTTGGTTTTATTCCCATTTTTTTATTATATTCTGCAACTATTTTATGATAAGTATCATTTCCTACCCAACCATCTACTTTTAAATTACAATCTTTCTGAAATGCTTTTACAGCTGTTTTTGTACCATTGCCCCAACTTCCATCAGCTCCATATTTACCGCAGGGATAACCAATTTTAATTAACATATTTTGTACTTCTTTTACATTATAATAACTGCCACCAGCATTAGTTTCACTAGAAGAACTATTGCCACTACCAAAGAACATTGCGGCTTCTTCTCTACGTCTTCTTAATAATCCATAGACCTGTTCACCGCCTGCCATACTCCACATTTCAAAATTAGCTGTAATAGTTGCTTTATCTCTTACACCATTACATATATTTTTGTATAATGTAGAACCTAATACACCAGCATAACCTACGTTATAAGCCATACTAACCAAAGCATCAAATTGATTTTGATTAAGTTTAACACCTCTTCTATCTAAATCCTGCTTAATAGGAATGGCATATCTATTATTTAATAAATCTTCTAACATTTTACTTGCTTGAGATTCTGTTACGCTTGATAATCCTTCTATTTCTTTTCCTGTCATTCCATATCCTAATGTTTTTACGCCAACTATGTCATAATAAGGATTTGGGTAGAATCCCTCAAATCTTTTTACAAAATCCACACACTGCTTAGAAACTAACCCCATAATCTTACCTCCTTAAAATAAAAAAAGAACAGATATTAATCCTGTTCTTTTTTTTCTGTACTTTGTTTAATTAATTGATTGCTAAGTACTGCTGCACCTGTAGTTAATATACCTTGTATTATTGCATTTGCATTTAATCCCATTAGAGATATAGCCCCTACTATGCCTAAAGGTAAAAGAATAAAAGGTATTGTCCAATCTTTGATTTTACCACTTTGCTTTAGCATAATACCTAGGACATATAAGGATGGTATTAGTATTAAAGCCTGATCTATAATATAATCCATTAAATTAATTTCCATAAACATTCCCCCTAAATAAATTTAGCTACTGCTGCAGCTAATCCAGCAATAACTATATATTTTATTACTTCATATTTTAAATTCTCATAAGTTTTAGAACCTTTACTTTGTATTTTTTCAATAGAATCAGCTATTTTTTCTATATTTTTTTCTATAGCTTCTATGGCTGTAAATATTCTATCAAATTTTTCTTTTGTCTCTCCTTTACTTATTTCAAGCTCTGTAATTCTTTTTTCTAAATCATTTCTTTGTTCTTTGCTTTCATCTATTTGATGCCAAATAGATTTTATTTTGTCCTCTAAGCGTGATATTTGAACACAATCTTTACATTCATTCATGTTACACCTCCATAAAAATAAGAGCCTATTTTTAAGCTCTTAAAAGTTTAATTTTTTATATTGTTCATGTACTGTACTATCATTTAATTCACTATAAATTTGAGTTGTTGCTGGATCTGAATGTCCTAATATCTTTTGAATAGTATCTAAGGACATACCTGATTGTAATGCATGAGTAGCAAAACTATGCCTTAAAATATGAGGATAAATAGATTTTTCTAATTTAGCTAAAATTCCTATTTCCCCAATTTCTCTTTCAATACTTCTTCTTCCTAGTCGATTAAAAGGCTTTTTTCCAACTACAAATACAGCTTTATTATTATCTTTTCTTTCTTCAAAATATTTTTCTAAATAAATTTTTGATTTTGATGATAAATAAACAACTCTTTCTTTGTCTCCTTTTCCTATTACTTTTGCGGACATAGTATTAAAATTAATATCATTTATATTAAGTTTTACAACTTCATCTAGTCTGCAAGCTGTAGAATAAAGAGTTTCTAATAGTGCTCTTTGTCTTGTAGTTCTACATGCATCTCTTAACAATTCTATTTATTCTATTGTTAAAGAATTTCTTAATCTTTTAGATACTTTAGGTTGTTTTATTTTTCTCATTGGATTTTTGTTTATTATTTCTTCATCATATAGCCAACTGAAAAAAGATTTTAGAATAGATATTTCAGTTGCCATAGTTGATTGTTTTTTATTTTTAGATATTTGAGATAAATAAATCCTTATATCTGTTGTGGTTATAAAGTTAACTGGTTTAGGGATATAACTATTAAATTTTTCTAAATGTAATTTATAATTATATAATGTTTTTTCAGATATTCCATCTAATTTTTTTACTGCAATATACATCATGGCCTTTTCAGGTAAATCTGTTTTTACCAATGATTTTTCTTTAGATGTAATTTCATAATTATTTAGTACATTAAGAAGAATATCTCTTAATTCTAATTGATTTATATTAGGATCCATAAGAGTTACTTTACCAATAACTTTTATTGCGATTTCCTCTTCAAACATAGTTAATTTTCCTCCTTCTTTTACCTTGTAGGTGTGAACTATTTTCATAAAGTTCTTATTCCGAAAAAGGAAAATGGGCATAAAAAAAAGACCTAAAATTAAAAAATTTTAAATCATATTTATGCATTTTTAATAATTTGTTATTATTAATTCATTGTATTTTTTTCTAGCTTTCTTTTCTCTAGAAATAGAATAATTTACTTTAACTTCTTTTATATTAAATCCTTCATACCATTCTCTTACTCTTGGATGGTCATTTATTGTTAATAAGAACTTGCCCTTTAAGTTTTTTAGGTTGTCCCTTAATAGTAAATGTTCTTTTTCTACAAATTCATTATCATACCCTTCAGTTTGAAAATATGGTGGATCTGCAAAGAAAAAGCTATATTCTCTATCATACTTTTTAATAATTTTTTCAAAAGTTAAATTTTCAACATAAGTATTCCTTAACCTTTCCTTTAAATCTTTTAAAATATTTTTATAAAATATCTGAGGTTTAGGCTTTGACGTTGTAGCATAACCATAAGCTTCCATCTTACTTGCAAAACTTTGAGATATTAAATATAAAAACCTTACAGCTCTATGAATCTCGGTAAGGTATTCTATGCTATAATTTTTATATTCTTCAAATATATCTCGTCCTGAAAATTCATACTGTAATAACCTCTCTATCTCCGGAGCATGATATTTAATCATTTTGAATAGATTTATTAGCTCCTTGTCTATGTCATTTATGACTTCAACTTTAGATGGTTGTTTCCCAAAATAAACCCAACCTGCTCCGAAAAACAATTCAATATAACATTCATGGTCTGGTATCATTTCTATAATTGTTTTTCTTAGTTTAGACTTCCCACCCATTCGTGAAATTGGTGGCTTTAACATTAGCATCCTTCCCCTCTTTGATGTAAAAATAGGCAAAATAAAAACACCTACTCGGTGCCTACTTTGCCTTTATAAATTATTTATTTGTGTCGCCTTATTTATCTATTGTGTCACAACTTCTTCTGTAGTATCTTCTTTTACAGCTGGATTAACTTCCCCCATAAGCTTTGCATATTGCTCTACACTTATTTGACTGAATGTGTAAAATATATTTAATTTATTAGTCATATCCTCCTTTTCATAAGCCTTTTTTTCAATTAAACTTTTTAATATTTCATATAACATATTATTTTACCCCTTTCATTAATTCACTATATTTTTGTTCTATAAAATTATTTTGTAGAACAGTTATATCATTTTCTATTTTTTCTATTTTTGATTCTGATATTTTTTCTTCATGATTTGGTATGTCTTCATATTCATAATACATTTTATTTGCTTTAGGATTCCAACAACAAATTGGGCACTTACCTTCAATTGGTTCATGTTCTATATATAGATCATTTTCTATTAAGAAACCTTCTTTCTCTAATTCTTCTTTTGTTTGATGGAGCCCATCTACTTCATCAAAAGGTTTGAAATGGGATGAAAATATTAAATATTTTTCATTATTAATCTTTTTAACACTTTGTAAATATATCATTTTATTCTCCTTTTATTTCTATTTTTTATCTTTTATATACTTTAAATTCAGGTACATTTGGTGAAAGATAAATAACTGTATTACCACTAAAAGAACTTTTAGCTTGATAAAATGATCTATCATCTCTAGGTATTTCTGATTGAAAAAATTCAGTGCATAAACGAATGGATGGTAAAGAAGGATTAGAATTAATTCCAGTTGGTTGATTATAATTAAAACTAACTTCTATAATAGCTCCTGATTCTGAACACCATAAACAAGATTTTTCAGGATTTATGGGTGATATAGGCTGGCAAAATAATCTTCTTGTGAGAGGATCACTACTACCAACATTAATTGTAAAAGGTAAAGGAGCAGTTATTTGAGAGTAATCAATTGTACCTGTATCTAAATTTATCATATGGCCTGCATAAGGATCGTATGATATTTTTTTATTTGGGAAAGAATTACATAGCCATATATCTGAATCAAAATTTGTAGTAGGAGGAAGTAATTTATAAATAATACTTTCTGTTATTGGATTATATTTAATAAAAGTTTCAGTAAATTGTGTTTGAGAATAAATATATGAATTATAATATATGCTATTAGGTTGTATATCAGGCAATGTTGTAGCATTTTGAGAATTTATAATTGTTCCTTTTATTTGTGTAGCATTATTATTATAAATATATAGTTCTCCAGTATAAGTTGAAACATAATCACTAAATGCAATATTACCTGTTATAGGATCTTGTATAATTGTTCTATCATATCCCATTGTTCTTGAAATTGTACTTATATTTGGACTTATTTGTGGACTGTAACCGTCTAAATTAGTTAATATTAATCTATGATTATAATCAGAAGTTTGAACTATAAAAGCCGCTCTATTATATAAGCAAACCGCTGTTATAAGTCTCTCAAAAGAAATAGTATTATTTATTTTTTCTTCTTTCCCTGTAGATATATCATATCTGTATAAATCACCATTATTTCTTAAACTCAATATATAATCATCTGTTACTACAGAATAACGTTTGCGAACATCTGAACCCATTTCGGAAGCATTAAATTGAAAATTATTAATCCATTTGAAATGCTTCATTTCTTTACCTTTAAAGTCGCCTTTTTTAGAACAAATACCATGATATTTTAGTAAATCTTCTCCGAACACTAGCTCACCACCCTATTGATTATATTGCCATCTGTATCATATGTGAAAGTCCATGTATAAATTTTCACTGTAGTAACTCCTGCATCATTTTTAAAATCCAATATATTCTTTGTGTAATTGCCATTATTATCTGGATTTGAAAGTTTCGATACCATGTATATTGTGCCGTTTGTTCTTTTAAATGTAACTGTTTTATAAATACCATTAATGTCTTTATCGCTTGCATATGAACTATAACATTCCAATTTTTCTATTATTTTAGAAATATCTTTATTTATGTTTTCTTCTAAGTTTTCATGTTGCTTCGTAATATCAGCCAATTGTTTAGTAACAGATTCTAAGTTATCATCTATACTTTTATTTATTTCTTTTTGATTTCCACCTGTTAAATGTAAAAAAGTTTTATTTGAGTTAATTACTGAATGATCCCAATTTAGCCTACTGACTTCAGCTGTAACATTTGCTGCATTACCTATTGCAGCATTGATCTCGTATTGCCATGAATATGGTCCTTGTGCCTCTGGTGCATAGTAATCTCCATATTGCCCTGCACTAACATATCCATATAATATCTCACCTTCATCTGGGTCTTTTGCAAATAGACCTAATTCACAAATATAAGTAGCTTCTGTAACATCTTTATTAGTTATATTACCTATTATTGTTGCACTTTTCATCTCTGGATTAGCTGTTATAGATGTTATTGGAACATCTAATTTAGGGTCTAATAATGCTAGTAAAGTAACAGGATTTTGTGTTTCAATTTGCCCTGAACCAACTTGCATTTTTGTAAAATGTATCTCTTGTCCAGCTTGTGCTTTAGCATATAATGCCATGCCTTGATTAGTTATGGCCATATTTTTAAACAGAGCCAATTTCTTCAACTCCTTTCATTTTTATTGTACTCTTAGTTATTCCTTGTACGATAAAGTATGGATTTTGTTTAAAGGTTATAAGTTCTTTAGGATCATAACTCATATTTATAGTTTCACTTTTTGCCATAGACACAATCATGCCTGAGTATGGCTTAAAATTTACTAAAGATTTACCTATATAATTTACTCTAACCCCTTCTGGTTTAGGTACTATGTACCCATGCTGAATTAAATCTTGTCTTATTTGATTTACATAGCCAGTTATATAGGCATTAAAGGACATATCTTGATTGTCTTTAATTTGTAATCCTATATCTTTAAAAATATTATCCCAAATTTTATATATTTGTGGGATTGTTCCATCCCACATATTCATAGCAACTTTTGCTTTTAATACTAATCTGTATGTTTCATCATCTAACACTGGGTCATGGCCATTTAATGGTTGAAATGTAAGTACTCTTTCTCTACCAATAATAGTTCCTAATGTATCTAATTGTTTACCTATGGCATAATCTAAATCAAAATTAATATCTATACTTTTGGCAACCAAATAAGCATGGTCTAAAATAGTTAAACTACTACTTAGCCATGCTATAAATTTTGGTTTATCTCTATGCTGAGATGTTATATTATTTACATATTTTCCTATAGCCATAACATCACCTTCTTAAATTAAATTTGCAGTTATATAATTAATGTTTCCTCTGCAAACCTCATTAAATTTCAATTCTATATCCTCTGCTTTCTGTTCTTCTCCTACTCTTGCAGCAGTTATACCAGTTATAGAAAACATAGGGTCCATTAAGTTTGGCATAGCTTGTAATGCTGCACCCCACAAACTAGAAAGAGACAGGTTTGCACCTATCTCCATTGAATTTAAATATGTTTGTAAATTTTTCTTAATAGATTCTGTTGTATCTGTGGTATACCCATTTAATGGTTTTATGTTTATTGTTACATCTATATCTATATATGTTGGTCTAAAAAAACGGATAGGTGTAACTTCTCTTTTTTCATCAGTAACTTTTATAGTTATATCTCCATTTGTAAAGCATCCAGGGCCTTTATGAATAAATATAGCATTAGCTATTTCTTCATCCTTTCCCCCTTCTACCACTACCGTAATTGAATGTTCTGGCAAACCTAACTCATCTATTTGATTAGTATCATTTTCGTATACTCTGGATCTTCTTACCTTATTAACTTGAGCTACAGCCCCTCTAGTTCCTTCTAATATACTTGAACTTGCTTGAGCAGTACTTTGACTTTGTCTTTTCCTTAGTTTAGGATCATCCTCTATATAAGATCCCAATTCAGCGCTTTCTTCGTTATAGACCCCATTCCACCCGAATGTCGGATTATATATTTCCATTATGTCTCCTGGATTGGCTACTATTGGCCCTGGTATTTGACATACAGACATAACTTCTATTTGTCCACTTTCAGGAATAATTATATTAGGTGGTAAATTCCATTTTATATTTCCTTTATCTAAAGCTATCCCATTTTTTATATTAGTGTTTTTTACTCCACTAGCAATTACCTTACATTTGCTATAAGTGTGAGGTTTTCTTTTAATTCCATTGACTTTTACTATTGAATCTA